GGATTCAGTTCTGCCGCTACATGGAAATCTACAGTATGGCAAACTTCATGGCCTGTAGCAACAAGCACTAAGGCTAATCCAGATCTTTCCGCCTTCAACGGGCAGTCATTTGTAATCAACAATCAGGCTATTACCTTAAGCGGTGTTACAGTTACAGCGTTGGCTAACTCTATTAACGCAGTTGGTCATACACGTGGTTTTGGTGCTAGAGTTAATTCAAGTGGTTACTTATACCTGTATGCAGATGCTACAGCAAAATCCGATGGAACTAATCCAGACGGTAAGATGGCCGTCACATCGGCCGGTGGTACAGGCGGCCCTGCTATGTTAACTGCAATTGGTATTGATGGGTTGCCTGCAACATGCGCCGGTGTTACATTATTCCAAGGACCACATACAAAGCATCCAGATTACACATTGGATCCAACTGGTTCAATTTATGTAAAGACAACTTCACCAAACGCAGGTGCAAACTGGTCAGTTAAGATTTACAGTGCCGCAAGCGGCGGATTTACAGGAGTAAATGCTCCTATATATGCTGACGGTCAAACTGCTCTTAACTCTATTGCTAGTTCAGCAGTAGGTAGTTTATACGTTCAACAAAACTACGACAAGGGAACAGGAGTATACAGTACAACTTCTAACAACACACAACTTGCAGAATTTGAAATCTTACGTAGAAATAGCACAGGTCCTACTACCGTTCTATCTACTGCAACTACTGCTGTTGTAAGTACTGCATCTAGTTTCAACATTATCGAAGGGTTGAAGACTTCAACAGGTGGTGTTGCAAATTATAGCAGTCCTGTAACAGTTAGTTTAGCACACAATGATACACTTGACACAGTTATCAGCAAAATCAATGCCGCCGGATTAACTTATGTTTCAGCAGTTCCTGGAAGTTATGACGATTCGGGCAATGCTACAAGTGTAAGTATTCAACACTCTGCAGGTGGCGAGATTAAATTCTTAGATGGATTGGCAACACCTTTAGAGACGTTGCTACAACTAACTCCATGGAACAGAGATACAGACGGAATGGAAACAGGTACACAAAACTTCTATTCCGCAGGCGAATACGAGGGTGACGGATACCAATACTACGCAAGTAACTGGAAGCCATTAGTTTATCAACCTGATTCAGTAGTACCATATACTGACCCAGCAGACGGTACATTATGGTACAGTTCTGTTGTAGATCAAGTTGATATTTTATATCACAACGGTGACAACTTTGTTGGATATCAAGATGCAACAGCATTTCCTAACTCAGACCCAGCAGGTCCTATTGTATCCGCACTAGCACCTACTACACAAAGCGACGGTACTCCGTTAGTAAATGGCGATATTTGGATCGATACATCCGATATTGACATGTATGGTAAGAACATTTATGTTTACAACGGAACTACTCTAAAGTGGGTTGCTCAGGACGCAACAGACCAAACAACACCAAACGGATGGTTGTTTGCTGACGCACGTTGGTCAGACATGGGAACAAATGGTCCTACAGTTAGTACAACAATCAAATCATTGTTAGCAAGTAACTATGTAGATCCAGATAGTCCAGATCCAGCACTATATCCAAAAGGTATGCGTTTATGGAACCTACGTAGAAGCGGATTCAACGTTAAGAAATATGAATCTAACTACATTAACATCAATGCTAACGATGGCAAAAATGCTCGTTTTGGTGATGAAGTTATGAACGGAGCAAATGGTGGAAGCACTTATATTGCTGGACGTTGGGTTTCTGTAAGTCCAAATAATGCAGACGGTTCAGGTGCATTTGGACACCACGCACAACGAGGATTTGTTGTTGCTGGTATAAAAGCACAGATTGATACAAATCAAGCAATCCGTGATACAGATTCAGTTTTATTCAATCTAATTGCTTGCCCTGGTTATCCAGAAGCAATCCAAAACATGATTGCATTCAACATCGATCGTAGTCAAACTGCGTTCGTAGTTGGCGACACACCATTTAAGTTAAAACCAACAGGCACAGATTTAGCGGCTTGGGGTAATAACACAAATGGTGCATTTGATAACAATGACACTGGTGCTGTAAGTTACGATGCTTACATGGCCATGTACTACCCAAGTGGTTATACAAACGACAATACAGGAAACTATATTGTTGTTCCACCAAGCCACATGATGTTACGCACTATTGCACTAAGTGACCAACAAAGTTACGAATGGTTTGCACCAGCAGGTACACGCCGAGGCAATGTTAACAATGCAACATCAGTGGGTTATGTATTAGACGGCGAGTTTAAGAGTACTTCTCTTCCACAAAGCCTACGCGATGTATTAGCAGGTGTTAAAATTAACCCAATTGCTACATTAACAGGTGCTGGAATTGTTGCTTACGGACAATATACACGAGCCGCTAATGCTAGTTCTTTAGATAGAATTAACGTAGCACGTTTAGTATGTTACCTACGTAGACAGTTGGATCGTTTAGTAAAACCATTTTTGTTTGAACCAAACGATAAAATTACTCGCAACGAAATTAAAGCAACAGCACAAAGTTTCTTACAAGAATTAGTAAGTAAGAGAGCACTATACGACTTTGCAGTTGTATGTGATGAAAGCAATAATACTCCAACAAGAATTGATCGTTCTGAATTGTGGTTAGACATTGCTGTCGAACCTGTTAAAGCAGTAGAATTTATCTACATACCGTTGCGTTTGAAAAATACAGGCGCTATTAAAGCCGGCCTATAATATAAAGGACAAGGAACAATATTATGTCAATGACAAGTTTAAATAAATTTTCAGTACCAACGCCTAGTAACCAAGGCATGCTAATGCCAAAATTAAAATACCGTTTTAGAGTATTTTTTGAAAATTTTGGAGTAAGCGGAAAAACAACTGAATTAACAAAACAGGTGGTTACTGCGGCTCGTCCACAAGTACAGTTTGAAAATCAAACTATTCATGTTTATAATAGTCAAATTAAATATGCCGGTAAACCGACATGGCAATCATTAGCAATTAGTATTCGCGACGATGTTGGTGGTGGTGTTACAACTTTAGTTGCAGAACAACTACAAAAACAATTTGATTTTTGGGAACAAGCAAGTGCGGCAGGTGGTGTTGATTATAAATTCCAAACTCGTCTTGAAATGTTAGACGGTGGCAACGGTGCTAAAGAAGGCGCCCAAGTTTTAGAATCATGGTTAATTAGCGGATGTTATTTACAAACAGTTAATTATAATGAATTAGCATACGCAGAAAGCACTCCGATGGAAATTGCCTTAACAATTGAGTTTGATAATGCTGTACAAGTGGGACCTGGAGATAATCCTTATGGTCAAATTGCAGGAGCATATCTAGCAGGTAGACAACAAGGGACTGGCGGCACTTTATTTAATGCACAGGCTTAAAATTGGTAACTAGTAAAAAAGGCCTAGTATAGGCCTTTTTTTACGACTAAATACCACTATGAGCAATAACATACTTAACAGTTTCCTTAACGGAGTATTTGGGCCGTCATTAAAAAGTTATTCTCACGCCTCTAGGCTGTACGTAGATAATTTTTATCAATACGCCCCTAAGAACGGTTGGATTTATTATGTTATCTTTAATATTAATAAGCAAATTGAATTGCCGTTAGTACAAAGTTTTGCAAATAATAATCCAACAATAGGTGCACTGGTCAAAACTGCCGAACTTCCAAAATTTAAAATGGCAACAGAAGTATTAAATCAGTACAATAAAAAAACTTATATTCAAAGTAAGATAGAATATACTCCTGTTAGTTTAACACTCCACGACGACAATGATAATACAACAACAGCGTTATGGGAAGCATATTATAGATACTATTTTGCAGATAACAGTGAACCTTCAACTGATTTTCAATTAGGTCCTAAAAAATTTGATGACCAAAAATACAGACCCCAAGTAGCCAATGGTTCTCGAGTTGATTACGGTCTCAACAATGGAATAAAAAATTATCTTCCATTTTTTAAAAGTATATCAATTTTCCAACTTAACAGGCAACAATTTACTGGATTTAATTTAGTAAACCCTATAATAACTGACTGGGCACACGACTCATTAAATCAATCCGAAAGTAAATTTTTAGAAAATAAAATGACCATTGGATACGAAACTGTTCAATATGCAACTGGTAAACTAAAAGGTAGCAGTATCGGACCCGATGCTTACTTAGAAATTATATATGATAAGACTCCCAGTCCATTAGGAATAGGAGGATCTGGATTACCAAATATATTTGGCGGCATAAAAGGAGTTACTGATTTACTAGGAGGCGATACAGCAAATTCTGGGTTTATTGCATATCCATTAGGTGGTGACCCGTCTAACTCAGTACCTGGTAGACCTGCAAAATCAGCAAAAACTATTACTTCTCTAGGTGGCCAAACTTTGGGAGGGCTTGCTGGTAATTTTTTAAAAGGAAAAATTGGAGATACTATCAGTAAGGGATTACAAAATCTAGGAATATCGTCTAATATAGCATCCAGAATTGCAGGTGCCGCAGGTGGAATAGGTACTTCATTTATTTTAAATGGTGTACAAAATGTTCTTACTCCTACAAAAGCAGGTGTTAACAGTCAACGTCCAATTCAAAATCAAGCAGGCACCGCTACTAATCAAAATACAGATACAGCACAACAAGCCGCCCAAGCTCAACAGGCTATTAATAATTCTCAAGGTACTGCAAGTAATGTTGATGCCGCAACCCAAGCAGTGGCCGATGCACAAAATAATGTTACAAATATTCAAGATCAAATAACTGCTAATCAAGCAATCAAAGATCAATTCCAGGCTGATCTCGATGCCGCAGATGCATCAGGAGATCCAGCACAAAAAGCCGCTGTACTTGCAAGGTTATCAGCCGCAGGATACACCGATCCTACTGAATTAGAAAATAATTTAAATCAAGCACGTCAGCAAAGAGACAAAGCTCAGTCACAATTAGACCAAGCCACTCAATTACAAAACGAAGCTCTTTCATCTATCGAAGCAGAGGGGGATAGTCCTGTAGGTCAACCGGCAGTTACTACAGATCCTCAACCGAAAAGTCAAATCAACTATGACGAAGTAGATTTTGAACAGCCGGCTTATGCAAGTAACAATAGCGAAAATAGCGACAATTCTTTTGACTTTGGATAATATTATGTATACCAATATACCGTCACAAAAAACATCATCATCTAGTGATGCAACAATAAAATTTTTTAATAATCAAGCACAGACTCAAATTGATAATAATGTTCTAGTTGCCATGACTGGAATACTTGAAACTCGAGGATGGACTACAGAATCCGCTGAAAATATTTCAATTGCTATTTTAATTCAAGCAAAGAAAGACGGATATAATGCTATGCAAATATTAGAGTCTATTAAGGGATTAGAACAAACTGATCTCAGCGCACTAGTAGCAGAAATACTTAATAACAACAGATACAAGACCAGCAACTTAGGAGTGATTCAAAATGTAATTCCTGTTGATACTGTTAAACGTAATATTATAGCATGAGATCAACTGCCCGAGGAAAGTTTATAATACGTAATCCCGACAAGTATGTAGGAGTCGGAGAGCCAACTTATAGATCAAGTTGGGAAATGACATTCATGATGTTCTGTGATAACAACCCTGCAATACAACAATGGGCCAGTGAAAGTGTTAAGATACCTTATCAAGATCCATTAACAGGAAAGCATACAGTATATGTTCCTGATTTTTTGATTGTGTATGTTGATAAGAACATGAAAAAACATGCAGAATTAATTGAGATCAAACCAAAAAATCAAGCCATGTTAGAATCCGTTGGAAAAAATCCCTATAATCAAGCACAATATGTAAAAAATATGGCAAAATGGCAAGCCGCTCAAGCATGGTGCAAACGCATGGGACTTCGTTTTAGAGTCGTAAGCGAAGAAGATTTATTCCATACCGGTAAAAAACGATAAGTAAAGTTATGACAAAAAAACTTGAAGAACTTTTTAATGTGCCTCCTGTTGAAGCAGAGCCTATTATTGAGCCAGTCGAAGTTACTGACCAACCAGTTATCAGTTTAGAAGATAAACTAGAACAATTTGACAAAATTGCCGCCGCACTTCCTAGAGTTAAAGGGCTAGGCGATGTTAGCGATGCTGAGTTAGATCAACTGGCTAACAAAGCAGAACAGGCCTATGACGATTTAATGGACTTAGGAATGAACGTAGAAGCACGATACGGTGCTCGTATGTTTGAAGTTGCCGCACAAATGATGAATGCCGCAATTACAGCAAAGTCTAACAAAATAGATAAAAAACTCAAGATGATTGACCTGCAGATTAAGAAGTATGGTATTGATAAAAAGCAAGGAAATCAGGACCCAGAAGCAATTCAAGCAGAAGGTTACTTAATTACAGAC